AATTTCACTAATAACTTCTTGGAGTTGTCTACCACTTTTAAGAATCAAAGTGGGGTTTGTGGTTACTCCATCTAATAGTCCAGTATCGTATGCTGGACTAATCATTGAAACGTCTGCTGTGTCTAAAAAGATCTTCATATAGGTAAAAGAACTCATTAGTAATTATAAGAAGTTCTTTTTGGATGTCTTCAAATTGTTATGGGATGAAGATATTAGATCAAGGAAATAAAGACAGTATGAACATGAAGATTCCGAAGAGTATGAAGAATGTGAGAATTAAGAGCATTTAGTATCTCGTTCCTTTATAATTACAGTTTCTACAAAAAATAAAATACTGTGGAGGGTAACTAGTTAAAACCATGCTGTCGGAGGAATCAAACAATTCATTACCGCAGTTTGGACAAGCAATTCCATTACCACCAGTCTCGTTGATTTGAGTTACAAGTCTATTATGTTCTTCTAATGATATGAGTTTTTTGGTCATAATATTTTGCGGTTTATGAGTATCTTAGATTCTTATGTCAAGTATTGCAGTGTCCATAAAGAACTTCTCCACTTCCTTGCATAAGATGCAAATTTCCACATACTGGACAGATGTTATCATTATATTGTTTCTTCAGTTCTTCTGATTTAAATGTAGTCCATTCTTCGGCGGACAAATCAGATTCTTGTACAAGATAATATGGGGAGTGTCCATCACAAAGATGTTTAGTTATTCCACCTGAAAGTTTTAACATAATTGTTTGCGGTTTATGAGTATCTTAGCAAAGTTGGAGGTCTTATGTCAAGATGGAAGGGGACAAGTTTTGAGTTGCATAATCTATAACTTCTTGTATTGGCAATTCTTTTGTAAAGTGTTCTGAACCACCTATTATACCATCAATTTTATTTTGATACTGTTTATATCTATCCAGAATATATCTTTCACAATCAAACACTTCTCTATGACTTGATTTCCATTCTCCAAGTTCTTTTATAGTTTCAGTAAAACGATATTTTATTCCGTGAAATGACCTACCAATTTTGTAAGTTCCATATATTGTTTCTATGAAATATAAGTAGTCTTCTCTATCAGACCATTCTTCCTTAAAACCAAAAAATCCATAACTCTTTGATACACCAATGGTTCCAGCATTCCAAGTAGGTTTTCCAAATGCTGGATTGTTTTTTCCAATTTTGGATTTTCTTTTACAACAAAATGCTTCTCCTCCTTTTTCATAAGTCACAATAAAGTTCCTTATACTCATACTTCTTTGTCCAGTACAGGGACAACTAACAATCACATCAGTAGAACGACGCACAAGTTTTTCTGGAAGATGTATAAGTTTCAATCCTCTCCTTTCACATTCAGTTATTACTAAATTATGCAAATCCATAAAGTTGCTCATAACTTTCCATATCTATTTATATATTATAGCACAAAAAAAGAGACCCGTAAAGGGTCTCTAAATTTATCAACCAATTGCTGGGGCAGTGAGAGCAACAGGAGTTACTTCTGCAGCAGCAAGGTCAAGTGGGAAGTTGTGCAATTGTGTTATCGTAAGAACTCTTTATTTCTTACTTCTTACTGTCGCCAGTAAGTTCAGACTATCTCTTCATCCTTATGTTATTAAGGAGTCGGGCATTCGTGGGTGGATTATTGTTGGGACTCACCACCTAGTCGTTAGACCTTTCAGAAAACTTAAACCCTTTCTGACTTGGTACGGGATTGTCTGCTTGAGAGTTTCCCCGTTTAACCCGATTTTACTAATGCCTATTACTAGGCAAAAACACCAACAAATCTAGCGTTTCTCTCATGCATTACCTCAAAGCCGAGTCCTGCACGGTTAAGAATGTCAGCCCAAGTAGGAATTACTCGGTTTTGACTATCCAGAATACTCTGGTTGAAATTCAGTCCGTTGAGATTAAAAGCCATCGTAGAAACACCAAGAGCAGTGAACCAGATGCCTACAACGGGCCAGGCAGCAAGGAAGAAGTGCAGTGAACGTGAGTTATTAAAGGAAGCATATTGGAAAATAAGGCGACCAAAGTAACCATGTGCAGCTACGATGTTGTATGTTTCTTCTTCTTGTCCGAACTTGTATCCATAGTTCTGTGACTCATTTTCTGTCGTCTCACGTACAAGACTAGAGGTGACAAGAGATCCGTGCATAGCAGAGAAAAGAGAACCACCGAAGACACCAGCAACTCCCAACATGTGGAAAGGATGCATAAGAATGTTGTGTTCTGCCTGGAAAACAAGCATGTAGTTGAAAGTTCCCGAAATCCCAAGAGGCATTGCGTCACTGAAGGATCCTTGACCAAAGGGATAGACCAGGAACACTGCAGAAGCAGCAGCAACGGGTGCAGAGTAGGCAACACAAATCCAAGGACGCATACCAAGTCGGTAAGAAAGTTCCCATTCACGACCCATGTAAGCATAGATACCGATCAGAAAGTGGAAGACGACCAGTTGGAAAGGTCCACCATTATATAGCCACTCATCGAGAGAAGCAGCTTCCCAGATAGGATAGAAGTGAAGTCCGATTGCGTTAGAAGAAGGAATCACAGCACCAGAGATGATGTTGTTTCCATACATGAGAGAACCAGCGACTGGTTCGCGGATGCCGTCGATATCTACAGGAGGTGCAGCAATGAAGGCAACAATGAAACAGATAGTAGCAGCAAGTAGGCAAGGAATCATCAGGACTCCAAACCAACCGACATAAAGACGATTATCGGTTGAAGTAATCCAATTGCAGAACTGTTCCCAAGTATTCGATTGTGATTGTTGACGTGAAAGTGTAGCAGTCATTTTTTAAGAGAGTTAGTTAAAAGTTCGGGGGGACGAACTGATACAATTATTCCCCACAGCACCCTCCACTGTGGGTATGAGAGACGTTTTTATACACCCCATAGGTCTCGGTTAGTGGGTGTTTAACAATGTTACAAATCCTTTAAGGTTCGTAACATTTGTTTACCTATTTATCATACTACGATTTGTGGCTGCCGTCAAGCCCCTAATGAAAATACATTGCTAAATAAGAATAGTGTTTATCACGATATAAGAAAATGAAAAGACTTCTATTAGCCTTTTCGTTATTCTTCGCAATCCCAGTTAATGCTGCTGAAATCACATCAAGAATCACTGACTCCGTACAATTGAAAGTTGATGGTGCTGCAGTTCAATCAACCCGAATCGGTGCTTCGTATTCCGCTTCAGGAACCAATATCCAATCCACATCCTTTGGTGGAGTAGGTGGTGCTGGAACCTACGATATTAATACTCCAGGCCAAGCATTCTCTTTCTCAGAAAGTATTAATGCTGCTGATACTCCCGTAACAACTCAAACAGTTACTAATGGTGTTGTCGGAACTCCAAATCTTTATGGAGATAGTGTAACTCAAGTTGGTGGTGAGAAAGGAACTCTCGCGGGAACCTTATCCCCAACTGGCGTTCCCACTGTAACTGCTGGTGGTGCAGGAACAACCGCAACAGGACAACGTAGTATTGAACTGAGCGTATTCAAATGAGACATATCCTAGCAGGTTTATTCCTGCTAGGGTTCTGTTCTCCTGCCCTAGCAGAAAGTGTTGTGCCTAATTTTACTAGGGGCACAATCAATGCGACTACAGAATCTTCTACAAAAATTGTAGAAGCAATTCGCCAAGTTGAATATACAACTGGCACATCATATACTGTAACTGGAACTAATATTAATATTCCTGGTGTTCCTCAACAGGGAGCAAATTATAGTATCATGACTCAAGGTGCTCCATTCCAGTTCAGTGAAACCTACCTCGGCCCTGGAGTGGCTAAAGAAACATGGATAGATCGCACTACAGAAACACAATCAACCACTACATCAATCTCTGTCTTTACGCAATAATTTCAACTGGAACTGCATTCGCACAAAGCACTCCAGCACCAAGTAATACAAATATTGCAGGACCATCAGCATCTGCTACTGGTAATGTGACGAACCAGGCAGTTCAAGTATTACAAGGTCCTTATGCAGTAAACACTTATGGTGGAGGGGTAAGTTGCCAGGGTGCAACATTTTCGGTTTCTCCTTTTGCAATGAGTAGCAATAACAATAGTGATGACCCAGAAAGTTTTGCTTCTCGTAATGGTAATTGGGGAATTTCTGCTGGACTTAATATTCCATTAGATGGAAACTTAATGAACTTGTGTAAGAAAAGAGCAGAAACTGAAATTGCTAGACAGCAAGCAGAAACTGATAAAGCAAGATTGGATTTTGAACTCGTAAGATTATTAAAATGCGGTGAAGCATATAAAAATGGAATAATGTTCCATCCAGAAAGTCCTTACTACAAAGTTTGTGCAGATGTAGTTGTGAAGTATCCACGAGTTGAGGATGTGGTTAATGGAACCAATACAACCAATTGATAATCCAAATCTAAGACCCATAATCGGAAATAATCCGATTAACATTCCAAATCCAAACACCAATAGAATTGCTGGTCCTTCTGTAATTTCTACCATAGAAAGACCAGCACTTCGTAGTGTCGAAGCACCAATCATTCGCGGATTGGAAGTACCTATTATAGATGCTCCAAATACTGCGATTAAATACCCAGTTATTAATGTTCCAACTCAAGCAGAGTTTGATGCTGCAGTAAAAGCAGAACGAGAAAAACAACAACAGGAAGAAAAACCAAAGGAAAGAGGATTACCAGATACTACCCCTCCCCCTCAACTTCCTCAGGTTACTCAAACCCCCCTACCTCAAACTCCAACACCAATAGCAGAAATACCTGCAGATAACCCAACAACTATCCCAACCTTTACTGTCGGTGGAATCAATATTAATTTACCTGATCCTTCTCTTGTTGCTACGGCTGGTGCTGTCGCAGTAGTCACAACTGCTGCTACGATAGCATCAACAACTGTTCTGAATGCTTTGAAGAATGCGGCAGAACCAATGATTAAAGAAGCAACAAAGAATAAGTTTAAGATTAAAATTAAACAAGTTAAACCAGTTCTACATTATGTCTTAGCAGAAGGTGGCCACGTAGATGTTTTTGAATACTCTGCAGAAGGAACTCGTTTAATAGAACAAGTGACTAATGTAGAACAATACATTCGTGACCAAGTTGAAATCAATGCCCTCTATGAGATTGATAACAAAATCATTATTGATGATGTAATAAAAGATAAATTCACAAAAGAAGGCAAAGAAAGATTTAAACCTCTCTTTGCCCCTGCTAAAAAAATTGCTAAGAAATTATCTGCTAGATTATCTTTCTGATGTAAATTGCGTGATAATCCATCCAATCACTAAAACTGGTAACTGAACTAAAACGTTATAAAGAATTTCTAGAAAGATATTATCCTTCTCTTCTTTACGTTTATCCTTTGCTGGTGCCGTGGTCATTTTGTAACACCTTAAACAAATCTTTACTATTTAACAAAGAAGTATCAAATTGTAAAGATTTTTTACGCCCTCTTCGTGCGGGTCTCCTAACAAAACGAAATACTTCTGGTGGTTGTCTCTTGGGAATAGGTCTTCTATTCTCAAGCATTATGCCGTCATTAGTTAATAATCTTAGAACTATTAATATATCTAAGATAATAATTTTCATTTTTGTCTTCTTGCTTCCAATAATGCGAAATCTTTTTTCTTTGTTCCACCGTCATATTCCCAAGCATATCCTTCATCAATCATCATCTGATTAACAGACTTTTTCTTATTAACAGAAGATACTTCACCATCTCCAATAAAAAGATGTCCCAGAATTCTACCATACTTTTCAGTAGAATCTGGGAGTTCTGTTTTAACAATAATATCAGTTTGACCTTCTAGTTTCTTTTTAAGCCATTCTTTAACTTCAAGTCCAAGTTTCTTTTCATTTACATCTACTGTTCTACTTTCCGGAGTATCAACTCCAGCAAGACGAATTCTCTTAGTAAGAGAAATATCAAATCCTAAGTCAATAGCAGCATCAATAGTGTCGCCATCTACAACTTTTAGAACTTGTTTAATTCTGTAAATATAAGGATCTTTATCCATTAGAATGGTAATTTAAACTTCTCAGTATTTAGTTTAGGAATGGGTAACTTTTCAAATGCTTTATTAACTTGCTTTTCTACAACAGCACCAACAAATTCTTCTGGGTTGTTAAGAATCTTCTGTGCTTTCTGATAAGTTACATAAGCACCCACACCAATCGCAGCACTAATGCCCAGACTTGTGATTGATAGAATTAGACTCAGATGTTTCATTTTTCATCTCCTCGTGTGCTAACTTTAATATGTAGTAAATTACATAGGCTGTAAAAATAAGTCCACAAGATAAAATTATTACAACTCCCCAAGGAAATTGTTCCATCAAATCCCTCTCCAATTTTTATACTCATAATAAAAATATTGATCAGCCTGATCAAGTCCAGACAAAGGTGCATTCACTTCCAAGTGTGCCCACTCAACACAAAACTCCATAATACGATGGTCATTTAAACATTTATGACCCCACATTCTTACAAATGCAGATACCGCAAAATTAAATCTCTGTTTAATGTGCGGTTCCATTACCTTTGTAATCCTCTGAATCATAGTATCCTCCCCTCGTACCAAAGTAAAGTGTTATTAAAACAAAAGGCACAGAAACAAATAAGAGTGCTTTACCTAACATGATGTCCACCAAACATGTAACGCATTCCATTTAAAACCTTGGACGCGAAAGCACCAAGACCGCGAGAATTAAATCTCTCATAGAGCGCAGCGGTGATAACAGGAGCGGGAACCCCCAGATCCACAGCGGCAGTAACCGTCCAGCGACCTTCACCGCTGTCGGATACACCTCCAGAGAACTGTTTAAGGTCTGGGTCGCGGCGTAACACATCAGCAGTAAGGTCAAGTAACCAAGACCCAACCACGCTACCGCGACGCCACAACTCAGCCACCTCAGCAACATCAATATCATAGCAATAAGATTCCGGATCGGACATTGGGGCGACCTCTGCATCTCCTTCTCTAATATACTGGGCACCTGCATTTGCGTTCTTAATAATATTAAATCCTTCAGCATATGCTTGCATAATACCATACTCAATACCATTATGCACCATCTTTACAAAGTGTCCTGCTCCAGGACCACCACAATGTAACCAACCAAACTCAGCAGAAGTTACATCCGAGTCAAACTGAGTCCTTGGGGCAGCGTGTATTCCTGGAGCAAGTGCATCAAATATTTTTGCACAAGTGGCGACTGCATTATCTCTACCACCAACCATAAGACAGTATCCACGATCCAAACCGTAAACACCACCGCTAGTGCCGCAATCAATATATTGGATACCCAACTTTGCAAGACGCTCTGCTCTTTTCCGACTGTCTTTAAAATTGCTATTGCCATGATCAATAATAATGTCTCCCTCACCACAATATCGTAGTAACTCATTGATCGTCTCCTCTACATTTTCAGCAGGAACAACCATCTGGAAAATTCCTGGTTGATTATTTCCTTTAATTACTTGAACAAGGCTTTGTATAGAAGTTGTAATACCGTTAACGTATCCGTTTTCATATGCTTCGTTTGCCTTTTCATAATTTCTCCTGTAACCCCATACTTCGATGCCTGCTTTCATCATACGGCGGGACATGCCTTCGCCCATTCTTCCTAGTCCAATTAATCCTACTTTCATATTCGTTATCCTAAATTTAATTAATACTTACCCTCAGTGCAATACTGCACTTTTTTATTTGGATAATAAGGATATAAACCATCTTGTGGTTTCATCCATCCACAACCAATCAACCAATCCTTTGTAAGTGGAGTTGGAATAACTTGCTCCCACAATGGACCCTTTGCCGCCATCTCAAGCTTTTCTGCGGTTACATTTGATTGTTCCTCAGCCCAATTTGCATCTGCTTCCCAGGGAACAGCACGACTTTGCATCATTGACTCATAAGTTAGTTTTGTATGTTTCATAATCCAAGAAGGTATTTCTGAGTCTTGATGCACTTGAGCCATAAATGCAGTATCTAATCCACCACCCATAGCATCCTGAACAACATGCCAACCTTCGTGTCTCAAAGTTCCTAAGAATTCTCTTTCATCTTGCAAAAGAGTTTCATTAATAAAGAAACGATTGTAGTTTGGTTTATATAGTCCTACTGTTCTTGGAGTAAAGTATCTACTTGGCGCTAGATATACTCCAACATCCAAAGCGTTTAGAGCATTTAAAATTCTCGAAATCTCTTCTCTAAAGGGATCGAATCCTGCAACTTTAAAGACCTCAGAATTGGAAGTAAGTTTCTCTACACCCTCAGTACATTCTAAAAGAATCATACAACCCATTGCTGCTAGGCTGTATGGTTTTACTGTTGGTTGTTGAGGTTCTAATGAATTAGAAAATGCTGGTGATATTAAAGTTGATAATAAACCGATTGTTGTGAGGAATTTTTTCATTCATTCCACCGTCCTTCTTGTTTATGAATCCAGATTTTCAAATCTTTTACATACTTTCTCAAGATCTGGGCCTGTTCTTCATGCCAAAAATCACCCGTCTCCATATGAAGGCGGGTGTGATTATCTATGGCTTTGAGTATGTTATGGATTGGACCATTCCAACACTCCCTCTTTGGAGTGTTCCATTCTCTGGGCATGGGATTGTGAGTGAGTGTATTTCATTATAACGAAAATATTCGAGTTGGCATTCACCAGGGGAAATTTCCACAAGTCCAACTATCATAAAAGCAATCAATTCCATTACTTTTTCTTACCACCATTCTTTGCTTTCTTCGCATTAGCATTACCAGAATTTTGTTTCTTATTATTAGAAGATCCAGAAGATCCCTTCTTACCTTTATTTGCAGACTTAGACATTATGATCCTCCTGTGCGGGGTTGTACTTGACCTTCTAATACTTCAACTCTTTCTTCGAGAGTTGGTTCTGCTGCAGCAACTTCTGGTGCTGGTGGTTCTGGAGTTGGTTCTACTACAACTTCTCTACGTGGTTCTTCTTCTTTTTTTTCTTCATCATCACCACCTTTTTTCATAGTGTTGATACCAAAAGTCGCAGCAGATGCCGTGAAAACAGTAGCAATAAAAGTTGGGTCCATCTTAGATAGAGCACCAGCATAACTAGCAGTAAGAAGAGCAGCAGACCAACCCAAAATCGCAATACGAATAACAGTACTCATACACTTTTCTCTTTTGTTTGG